CCCGCACACCATCCGCACTCACACGAATCGGCAGGCGAGGCCGCACCAAATCCGAAAACGCCGACCCACTCAACGGATCGAAAAAGCGGTCCTCATTCCTCAGGCTAACTGACAGTGACCCTGCCGACGTTTTCCCAATATCCCGATTACGACCCCGAGACGTAGACACCGACACTAGACCCTGCGGAACCTCCGTATAATCAATCCCACCATCCAACACACCCGAATCCAAACGGCCGAACTCAGGGTCATCCAACTGGAACCCATTGAAAATGCCGACCTCAACAGTCACATCAGGCTTACTCATGCGCTCTGAAACACCCGCCCACTAGACCGTTCATACCGTTTAATAGCGGCCACAATCTCTTCACCCACTTGGGGTCCGTTGGTTCCCATGCCAGCATTCACTGTGACGTAGATATCGCCACCTTGGTCGAGTTTGTCTAACGGGATAACCGCTTCAGGACCCGCCTCACCAATAAGCGCATTCGTCGGGCCGGTGACAATGCCACCCTCAGCCAAAGCAATCCGACCCAACTCAACCTGCGACACCTTCGGAATGTTAAACCCAATAGTAAACGCATCGTTAAACGTCGTAGCAGGCACATCGACGCTGATCCTGTTCAACGCCCCGATTAGATTATTGACGCCACCAATGATGGTGTTAATAAACCCCTCGAACCCTCCAATAAGGCCGTTAATCACATCAACAAAAAAGTCCCTAATTGCTTCGAACGCAATCATGAAACCTTCCGAGAAAATCGCAATAAACTCGGTCACCAGTTCCAAGTTCTCCATAAACCGTTCCAAAGCCGCCACAATAATGACCGCAAACAGCTCCGCAATGAACTCCAAAATTGGAACCAAAAACTCAATCAGGCCAATCAGTATCGGCAAAATGAGCTCGACCAGTGGCATGAACGCCTCAACCAGTGTCACAATGATTGGCGCAAACCGGGTCAACAAATCCACAATTATTGGCAGCAGTTGCTCAACTAGCGGCATAAACGCATCGACAAGTTGCAGGAACAAATCAAGCAACGGCGGCAGAAGTTCGGCGATCATCGGAGCCAACTGTTCGACCAAATCCGCAAACAGGGGAGCCAACACCGCAATAATCTCCGCAAACATTGGCAAGAACTCTTCAACCAGCGGCAACAGTGCGTCAACAAGCGTCATAAACGCATCCATTAACGGTTCAAACGCTGAGGAAATTGCGTCCGTAATAATTGGCACCAGTTCACCAATAATGGGCAACAAGACATCCAAAATGTCAGTGATGAACGGCAACGCTGCGGCAATTAACTCAATAAACAGGCCAGCAATATCCACTAGAGCCGGAATGAGCGGAATAAAAGCATCCAACAGGCCTGGAATCTGCCCAGCCAAATCCTGCAACATCGGTGTCATATCAGCCACCGTGTCACCTAACGTCTCACCGATCGTCTCAAACACCGGCAGCAGGCCCTGCACCAAATCATTAAACACCGGCAACAACGCCTCGCCGAAGTTCTCCTTAATGTTCTCACCAGCGATAGCCAACTGGTCCGAGGCGTCCGCCGTGGCCGCAGCCACCCCACCATATTGAGACTCGAGTTCATCCAAAATCATGTTCTGAGCGCCGGCCATATCGCCGGCCTCTTGCATAGCCTTAATTTGCTCAGTCTGCTGGTCGGTAAAGACCGTACCGGTGCGAGCCAACTGGGACAGACCCGTAGCAGGGTCCTCCAAAGCCTTACCGAGGGCCGTGGCGTTACCCTCAGCAGAACCAAACCCTGCCGCCGCCATATCTAAAGCGGCCACGGTCACCCGGTCAAACGTGCCCCCGGTCTCATCCGCAGTCTTTGACAGCTCCTTAAAGGTGAGCAACTGTCCCTGAATGCCCTTAATGGCCTTGTCGTCAGTGGCGAGGCGCATCTCCTGCGACTTAGCAAAATCCGCCAACCGGTCAGTGACCGCCCCCGTCTCGTCACCAAACACACCAGTGGCGTCAGCAACAGCCTCCAAACGAGACTGAGCAGTCGCGGCGGCCTCCGCCACCTTAAGCGACTCGCCGGCAAACCCAGCAATCTTCTTAATCGCAAACGCGCCCGCGATCGCGCCACCAATTTTGGCAACAGTCTTACCAAACCCGTCTAACTGTTTACCGGCCTTCTTCAACCCAGCATCGTCGGACTTGTAAATGACCGGTATCGTTATGCCCTTAGCCATTACAGACCCCTCTTCGAAACCATCGCCGAATACTTCTCAATAATTTTGATTGCCGCATCGATAGTTTTTGGGCGTGACTTAATAAACCCGGCCCACACAAACCGGCCACCTCGACCGCCAGCACTTAACGGGAAACGCCGTTGCAAGTTCAGATTGAACTGTCGGCCACGCTCGCCCTGAGTGTAAGTGCCCTTCGTCCCGGCGAGATCGGCAATCTTGAAAATGCGATCACCACTGCCCCGACCATAAGCATTAACGAACGCTAACGGGCCCCTACCCGCTGTGGAAGCCCTAACGCCAACATTGCCGCCCTTCCACGTATCCATCCCCGACAGTGGAGCCTGACTCGGAATCCCGCCCTTCATTTCCTTAGCGGCAGGAGCCAACGCACCCTTAATCTCCTTCGTAAACTCTTTACGCAGGTTAGGGTCAATCTCTTTTATCTTCGCGTTGAACGCCTTTAGATTAGAGACATCAACAGTGGGAACAACAGGCACAGGGGAAACCTCCGACCCCCAGTCTACCGGCGACCCTTCCGTTGGCTCTGCTGAGCCCGCGACACCAAATAACGCTGAATCGTAAACAACATGCGTGGTTCGAGCTCCATCAACTCACGCGGACTAATCCCAGTCTCAACGGCCAAAGACGCTAACGTCCAATGCATGGACGAATCGCCCAGGCCCTTTATTTTTTTGCCGCGATCTCCTCCACGCCGGCGACCTTCTGAGCCCAGTCATCGAACTCTTCAGTAGTCTTACCGGTGCGCTTCAAAGCCGCATACCCCAGGAAAGCCAAGTGTGTAAACCGGACCTCATTTTGTAGGCGTGCAATAGACAAATCAAACTTCGTTTCGAAGGCGATTAGGTCGGCAGCAATACAGGACACTTCTTCGCGTGAGTCATCCGTGAAGGCGACTGCTAGTTGAATCGGGTTCATAGTCACATCCTACACGGATGAACTAAAAAACGCTATTAAGCTTAAGCCCCGCCCTCATCACGAACAATAGAACCACTTGCCAGCGGCCAAGACACGGACAGGGTTGCAAGATCGCCCACGCTCGAGTCAAAAGGACTGTACTCGGTCACCAAGAATGTCCCAGTGAATCCAGGGTTAGTCGCTGAAACTGCGTCGCTAGTGGGCTTTACTACAACCTCAACCTCTTGTCCCAGGAGCGGGAACAGTGTTGCGTCAACCGACGAAGCGCTAAAATCTTGGTGGAAGTCGAGCGAGATTTCAGCATCCCGAAGGCCACTAATGCGCGACCGGAAGTTCGACCCGAAAGCCGTTGTCTCCTGCTCTTCTGCCGTTAGCGACAAGCTCACCGAGGCCAGGCTCGTGGTGAAGTCGTCGCCTCCGATTGTAATGGAATAGTCTTTTGCGACGAATTTGGCCACAATAACTCCTAATTTATTCTGCGTACACGGTCACCGAGAAATCCACGGCGAGATAATCTGTCCCTCCAATTGTAACCGGCGCAATGTCTCGCACTTCGGTCACACGGCAGTCGAACGCCGCACCGCCCAACGTAGAATCCGACTCAACCGCCGTCTTCACACTACGCGCCCCAGCATCCATGAACTCATCCAGTTTCCGTTGCGCCCGCTGCACGTTAGCGCGAATCACAATCGCGTGCACAATAAAGGTGTACTCGGAAGCGCCGCGAGCAAACGCCACGTCGTAAGTCACCGTCTCCAACTGCACAACGGCACACGGCAGGGCAGGATTGTCTGGCACTTCCTCATAAACACGGATGCCGGCAATGGTCTCCAGGTTCGTCCCGATACCGGCCCGAATGTCCGCCAGGCTCACGCCATCCTCAACCTTCTAAACGGGTCGATAAGTTTCTGCACATCCGGATCAATACGGCCAACACGGACCGCACCCATCGCATCAAACCCGGCCACGCCCAACGGCGACTCGTACCGTTTATATTGACGCAAGGTAAGCA